GTCTAACGCCTCCGGCGGTTCTGGCGGTACTGCGAGCTCATCGACTGGAAAGCAGTCTGCTGGCTCACCGGGTGGATCGGGTACATCAGCGGCAGCGGGTGGTGGCGGCGGCGGTGGCTACGTCAACTATGATACGCGAATCTCTTCTGGCGGGGTTGGTGGCAGCGGAGGAGGCTGGGGCAGCTCCGGTTCTTCCGGCGGATCGTCGTCCACAAACAACGCCTATAGTTGGGCAACAGCCGGTGGAGGCGCCGGTGGTACTGCGGGGTACGCCGTTTCCGGTAACGGAAACATTACTTGGTTGGCTACTGGTAGCCGTTTTGGGAGTATTTCATGATTTCATCTTACACATACAACATAATTAGCGTAGACCCGCAGAGTAAGTGCATGGAGGTCATTTATGCTGCGGACGGATTTACCCCCATGCACATAGGTGTCCGACTTCCGTTTGAAGGGGAGTCATTGGACGCTGTTATCGCCGCATTTGCGCCGGTCCGTTTATGGGAAGAGTCCGTTATGGAAGTGGTAATCCCAGCAGTTGGTACGACTGGAATACACAGCGTTACCGATCCAATTGGCACGGCGCCAGCTGGAGGTGAGCATACACTTTCAGCGCTTGGGGAGGTTAACTCTTATACGAGGCCCGGACCCACGTCGCCATCGGGGGAAATCCCCAGCACTGAATTTTAAGGAGTAGTTATGGCAAACCCTATCGTAAACATCGGGTGCGTATCAAACGTTTTTGTCCGCATGATGCATTTTGTTGCAGCCGGGGACTCCGAAAACGGGCACACACACCCATTTGACCATATTACGCTACTTGCAAAAGGCAAGATAAAAGTTGTTGTGGGCAATGCTGAAACCGAGTTCACCGCTCCGCACATGATTTTTATTAAGGCCGAACAGATTCACAGGCTTGAGGCGCTTACGGACGGCGCCGTTGCTTACTGTATTCACGCACTAAGGGAGCAAGGGGCTTCGGACATTATTGACCCAGCGATGGTGCCGACCGGAAGTAAGCTGACTGCGTTGATGCATTCGCTAGTAAACGCATGAACTTTGTTCAGGCGCCCGTTGAGGCCCCGGAGTTTTGTACTGTGGTTGATTTTTACCGGTGGTATGTGCAAAACAAGTGCCCGGTTATGCTGAGTCTTATGGACAATGTATTTTTGTCTGATGACGCCACCGCAGTTCGTTTGTTTCGGAGCGGCAGATTTCAAGTTGAGATGTACCTAATACATCCCAGCCCAATAATCCCTGCGCATGAGCACCCCGGAGTCGACAATATTGAGTTGCAAAGTCTCACCTTTCATTCTTCCGAAGAACTTGCGTATGCTGTGCAGACCGATGGAAAAGCTCACGGCGGTTCTTTTGTGCGACGGGCAGAGGATCGCGGGTTTGCGCTATTTTCTGTCCAGCACTGGCGTGATGGGATCGAGATGTCAACCATCGGTGCGCGATGGAAGGGTCACACCGCAGGGCCAAAACACGAGGCGTTGATTCGCCGGTTTAACCCAAACTGCTTGGTGTATCCCGGCTATGCCGACGTCACACGTAAAGCAAGTTCAAGCGAAATTTTGTAACGGACACCGCAAGGAAAAACCATGAAGGACTGGGCGATTGCAATTACCGCTGGGGTCCTTGTATCATGCCTGTGCATGTGGGTGGCTTTCGACCTTGTAAATATGTTGTGGTGGGTGCTTAGATGATCGGCCTTCTCCTTGATCCAGATGCCGCGCTTGACGCGGTAAACAACGCAGTACGGTTGGTCAAGAAGGCCAGTGCTACGGCGCAGAACATTGAGTCTCTGGCCCCCATGCTGGGGAAGTATTTCGATGCCAAAGCGAATGCCATCGCTTCTGCTGAAGCGGCCAAGGCTGGCACGTTTGGCGGCTCGTCAATGGGTAAAGCCTTTGAGATTGAGATGGCTATTGATGCCCAGAAAGAGTTTGAGGAAGACCTTAAGCGCCTGTTCTGGAACGCCAACAAGATGGACGTGTGGCAGAAGATCAAGGCCCGTGCCACTGTGATGGAGGCTGAAGCCGCCAAAGCCGCAGGTAAAGCCAAAGAGGAAGCCAGACGCAAAAAGCAAAAGGATCAGGAAGAGCTGGAGACGGCCATTGCGGTCATCATCTCGGTCGCCATCTTCTGTGGCTTGATGTGGGGTGGCTGGGAGATGTTCTCTTTCTGCCGCAAAAACGGGTGCTGACGATGTGTGGAAGCTACTCAAATGGTTTGAAGTTGGCACAGACTGGAAGCTCGGCATCGACCGGTTCATTCGGGTTTGCTGCATGGCAATCGTCGCCAACTGGGTGCTCGACATGATGTATGTGCTGCCCGTGGACGACACCAAGTCCATTATCAATTTCGTGAAATCTAACCTAGAGGAATGACATGCTGTCTTTAATTTCTACCCTCGGCGGCTTGCTGATCTCCGGCTTGCCCAAACTTCTGGACTACTTCCAGAGCAAAGCTGACCAAAAGCACGAGCTGGCGTTGGCCCAAGTGCAGACCGAGCGTGAGTTGGCTCTGGCTGCTGCTGGTTTTGCCGCTCAAGCCAAGATTGAAGAAATCCGCACCGAGCAGGTGGCGATGCAGACCAACGCGCAGATTGCCGAGGCAGAAGCGGCAATGACCCAAGGTGCTCAAGAGCACGACAAGGCTGTTTTGGCCAAGGCATCTACATGGGTCGCCAACTACATCGGCACCGTCCGCCCGACCATCACCTACATCTTTGTCATTGAGTTGGTGCTGATTAACGCATGGCTGGCTTGGTACGTCTGGTACAACGAGAAGCTGATTACCAATCTTGAAGACTTGGTTAAGTTCAGCGACATCGTTTTCAGCACTGACGAGATGTCCATGCTGGGCGGCATCATCGGGTTCTGGTTTGGCTCACGCGGCTGGAGCAAGAAGTGAAACTCTCCAAAGCTGGCGCAGATTTGATGCACCGCTTTGAGGGGTGCAGAAACAAGCCATACCTTTGCCCCGCGCACATCTGGACAATCGGGTATGGCCATGTGCTGTACCAAGAGCAGATCAAGCTGCCAATGGCGCGGGTCGAGGGTAAAGAAATCCCCATGATCCGCAAAGAGATGCCGCTTAAACCGGAGGACAACCGTGTCTGGAGCAAAGAGGAAATCGAGAAACTATTCGCTGATGACGTCGCGTCTTTTGAACGTGGTGTTCTACGACTTGTTCCCGGCGTTGCTGGCAGGCAAGGCGCTTTTGACGCTCTTGTCTCTATCTCCTTTAATTTTGGACTAGGCAACCTGCAACGCTCGACCATCCGCATGAAGGCCAACCGGGGTGACTGGGAAGGTGCGGCGGAGGCTTTTATGGCTTGGACCAAGGGTGGCGGCAAAGTTTTACCCGGACTGGTGAAGCGCCGGGAAGCAGAGATTGCGCTGTTCCTGAGTTAAGTGCGAAAATACCGCAAAACTGAGGTAAACGATGCCCTTACAGAAACTCCAACTGCGCCCCGGCGTAAACCGTGAATCGACGACGCTGGCCAACGAAGGCACTTGGTTCGAGATGGACAAGGTGCGCTTTCGCTCGGGATATCCTGAAAAGCTCGGCGGCTGGACTTTGGACCAAGGGTTGGCCGAATCCTCTTTGCAACCACCCGCAGGCTCATTCTGGGGGGTGTGCCGTTCTTTGTGGAATTGGGTCACGCTGGACGGTTTTAACTTGATGGGGCTTGGCACCAACCTAAAGTTCTATATCCAGCAGACTGCGGGCGGTTCTTTTTATGACGTGACGCCCATCCGGGACACCGCTTCGGGCGTGACAAACGCCTTCACTGTTACCAGCGGCTCAAATGTAGTGACGGACTGGTGACTTTGTAACCGTTACCTATGTTGGCGGTGCTATCGGCGGCATGCCTGCTTCCGCCATCAATGGCGAGCACCAAATTACCTACATCAGCTCTAGCCAATACAGCTTCGTGGCCACCTCCAGCGCCACAGGTAATGCAGGTCCAACAGGCACCGCAGACTTTGAGTACCAACTGCCTGTCGGGGGAGAAATTGCCACTGTCGGCGTGGGCTGGGGTGCTGGCGGCTGGGGTGGTGATACTGCCGGAACAATGACTGGATGGGGCGAAGCAGCGCCAGCGGGCCTTGGTATTGACCAACAGATGCGTTTGTGGAGTCAGGCCAACTACGGGCAAGACCTTCTGATTAACCCTCGCGGCGGCGCGTTGTATCTCTGGAAAGTGAACGCCAGCCCTACGGTGTACGACCGCGCAGTTTTGCTCAGCTCAACTAGCCCTTCCCCATACACCACAGACACAAGCTGCCCATCAGTCTGCAACGCAGTGGCCGTATCGGATGCTTCTCGATTTGTGATTGCATTTGGCTGCAATGACTACGGCGAAACCGACATTGATCCCTTGCTGATTCGCTGGTCGGATCAGGAAGACTACACCGTGTGGGCGCCACAAGCGACCAATCAAGCAGGCAGCTACCGCCTGAGTACAGGTTCGTCCATCGTTGCCAACCTGCAGACTCGTCAGGAAATCTTGGTTTGGACGGATGCGGCCATCTACTCCATGCAGTACCTTGGACCGCCTTACGTCTGGGGCTTCCAGATTCTGGGCTCCAACACGTCGATTGCTGGCCCCAACGCCATCGCTACGGCGGCAAACGTCACCTACTGGATGGGGCTCGACAAGTTCTACATGTACTCCGGTCGTGTGGAAACGCTCTACTGCCCCTTACGTCAGTACATCTTTGGCGACATCAACCTGCAGCAGCAGTACCAGTTCTTTGCCAGCACCAACGAAGGCTTCAACGAGGTCTGGTGGTTCTACTGCTCGGCCAACTCCACAGTGATCGACCGCTACGTGGTTTACAACCACTTGGAGAAAATCTGGTCCTACGGAAACCTGTCCCGCACGGCTTGGATTGACTCGCCCCTGCGCGACTTCCCAACGGCTACGGGCTACAACGGCCAGCTCATTTACCACGAGGATGGCGTGGATGACGGCACAACCAACCCACCAAGTCCAATCGAGGCATACATCCAGTCTGCCGACTTCAACATCGGCGACGGCCATAACTACGGCTTCGTGTGGCGCATGATCCCAGACGTTACGTTCGACGGTTCGTACGTAAATAACCCTGCAGTAACCATCACGATGCGCCCACGGCAGAACCCCGGCGCGGACTACGGTACAGCGCCGAGCCCAGAAGTCATCAGTGCCCAGAACTATCAGGGCCAGCGTAACTACGTGGT